TTTTAGTTACTTGTACTCGTCATATTCAATCTTCAACTTCTCCATTTTATAGTCAAGTAAGAAAATTTAAAATGTCAACACGTTCAGGTGCTTTACCTGAGATAAGTGATGAAGATGATCCAGGTGCAAATCCATTTGCTCAGTATGATTGGTATCAATGTTTCCTTCGTGAAATGGATACTATGAGTTTTTATTACCGTCAACTTTTAATTGACAAATATCAGGAATGTTTAACATTTGATGAAATCCAGAAAAAATACAATATAACTAAAAATTCACTAGTTAACGATATTAAGAACGCTTTACAGTTTTTAAGATGTCGTTGCGATAATAACTGCCTATGAACACTATCTACACACTCAGCATTATTTTAATAACGCTAATATTAAACACCTCAGTAACGTGGGCGATGCCGTTTATGAAAACTAAATGGCATGCGTTTATAGCGCGTACAAAACGCAAATTAAACGCACCTAAACCAATTGATTGTATACTATTGGAGCAACGTGTAATTGAGTTAGAAAAGAAAATAGAAAAACGTCGTCATAATGACAGAAATGCTATTCGCGAAGAAATTAAAAACGTATTACTTCAGTTAAAACAATGAGTTTCGAAACAATAAACAATAGAATAACTCAGATTGAAAATAAAATAACTGAAATAGATTCATTAGTGAATGTTAAAAGGGGTCAAAAACCAATACATGAACAAATAAATGGGTTATACGATATTCTTTTAAGATATCACGAAAGATTAATTAAAATAGAACAACAACTAAAAAACAAATAATTATGGGATTTGAATTTAAATCAGAAGAACAAAGGAACCCAACTCCACCCTCACACGAGGAACTACAATTGCTAAAGGCAAAAGATTCATACGATAGCATTAAAGCACAATTAGATGAAATAAACGAATTTATTGATGAAAATCGTTTACTACAAAAGTTCTATGCGTGGCAGGCGTTACGTGAACAATTAAGAGACACAGGAGCAGAAGTAATTGAGGAATGATTGAGATTTTAGGACTTAGTGCAATAGCACTTTTAGCAATTAAGTACTTTAGCCCAGTACAACCCATTAGAGAATGGATAGTTGATAAGATTATACGTTTTATGGTTAAATACAATCAATTTTGGATGCAACCTATACTACAAATTTTATCTTGTCCATTTTGTTTTGCAACTTGGCTTACATTGATAGTAACATTTTCTATATACAAAGCAGCTATTGCTGGAGTATTAACAATGATATTATTACATTGTATTGAGGCATTAAATAAATACCTATACGAAAACGATGATGAGTAAACATTATATCTACGAGATTTTTGGGCGCAAAATAGGTGCTACTAATGATGTAGAAAGGCGAATGAAACAACAGGGCGTAAAGGAAGGGGAATATCGCATTATCGAAGAACATACTAATGCTAAAATCTGTTCTATTCGTGAAATTGAACTTCAAAAAGAATATAATTATCCAGTAGATAGAATTCAGTATTGGAAGACATTGCGTTTTCAAAAAAAAGGTGCAACTCCCGAAGCAAGAAAAAAAGCAGTAGCTAATACTGATTATAAAGCTAAAGCAGCTAATACTGATTATAAGGCATCTCGTGCTAAAATTAATTGGGAGCAAAAAGTTGCTAAAATGGATTATTCAAATTTTACAATGACTCAATGTAATACTCCTGAAGCAATAGCTAAACGAGCAAAAACACGTTCAAGAGCAGTTAATCAATACGATTTAGAAGGTAACTTGCTTAAACAATGGGAAAGTATTACAAGTGCTGCTACTACGTTAGGATTTGGTCTTACTGGTATTAGTAATTGTTGTAAAAATAAAGGTAAAACATCACATAAATTTATTTGGAAATATGCAAGGTAAAATAACAAGAGATGAAGCTAAGTGGATCTTAGCAACGTACGCTCCCATTCGCGGGCATGGTAAAATAGGAAATCATCAGGGGGCAATTTTAGGTGCTTTAGGATTAATGCGGGGTAATCCAGTTCATATCTCTTGCAACTGCGAATTACCAGCATTAGCAAGAATCACAAATGATATGTTTGAACAACACAAATCACAAATAGAGGCGATAGCCAATTCAGTTATAGAAAATGAGTCAAGCGAAACACCTCAATAAACCACCCAAACAGAAGTTGAATCCTAAAGGCAAATACAACGAGAAAGTCTGGATTAAATTAGGTAAACGTGATTTCTTACCAATTGATGAGATAAATAACGCTATATACAACAATACGGATATATCAAGTATATACACGTCTACCGATAATATGTATAAGCGGACTAAACCAATCAAACCAGGAGCGGGAAGGAAAAATAAGAAAAATAATGAGCAAGAGTAATAAAATAGAGAATATCAACAACCTACAGGAATGTGTTGATTATATTCTAGATAATAGGTCAGGTTGGTCACAATTTACTTCCTGGTATGTGGAGAAACATGGTGCTAACCGCAAATACGCTAACCTAGTTTGGAACGAGGCATGGAAAATTATCACTGACGATTTTGAAGATAGTGTAAAACAATCAGTAAACGAGACACTATTGAAATTGGAACGCCTAGAGGAAGAAGCAATAGCAGAAAACGATAGACGTATTTGGTTAGAGGTAATAAAATACAGAAACAAAATTCGTGGTGGCGAAATCGAACGTAGTGAAGTTAAGGTAACAGGCAATATCCAATTGAATTGGGGAACAGACTCAGGATTAGCTAAACTAGAACAATAAATGGATGTTACGCTATTTACACCCCATACAGGTCAAGAAGCGATTATTAATGGTTTTGCTGATAGTGAACATAAGTTTGCTGTGGTTGCTACTGGTCGTCAATTCGGCAAGTCATTACTTGCTCAGAACTTGATGCTATATTGGTTATTATCAAATCAGGGTAATAAAGGAGCATGGGTAGCCCCCATCTACAACCAATGTAAAAAAGTATTTAATGAATTAGCAAATGCATCACACCAAATTATATCAAAACAGAATAAAGCCGACCTTAGTATTGAGTTCGTTAATGGTTCTACTCTACAGTTTCTTTCAACCGATAACTATAATACCATTAGGGGTTTTTCCTTTAATTTCATGGTTGTGGACGAGGCAGCATATGTAAAGGAGGAAGCAATAAATGAGGCAGTATTCCCAACATTGTCTGCTATTGGAAAGAAATGCCTAATCATATCAACTCCTAAGGCAAAAAACTGGTTTTTCACGTGGTATTTACGCGGGTCAAACCCAAATCACGAGGTCATATCATTCAAGGGTAGGAGCGTTGATAACCCGTTTATAGACCAAAATTTTATAAATGAACAAAGTAAAACATTACCCGATAGTATTTTTAGGCAAGAATACCTTAGTGAATTCACTGATGCGGGAAGTGATGTATTTACCAATGTTGATAATGTATGTATACTAAATGGATGGACTGAGCCCAGAAACGGAGAAAGATATTTTGCTGGCATTGATTTCGGCATCACAAACGATTACAGTGTACTCTCCATTGTATCTGAATCTGGTAGAGTATGTTTCGTTGAGAGAATCAATGGAACTTCTTACGCAGAGATCGCGAAGCGCTTTATCACGTCTCTCAAAAAATACAGAATCACATCTGGCTATGCAGAGGTTAACGGACCTGGACTCCCTGTTTTTGAATTAATTAATGGTGAGGTACGTGCCTTAAGAGAATTTAATACCAATAATTCAAATAAGGCACAAGGTATAAGGACGTTGATTTACGACATACAAGAGGGTGTATTGGAGCTCCCACATAAGGATTTCTTCCCGCATTTATTCAACGAATTAAACGCGTATTCCTACAAAATTAATGCTACCGGCACTATTTCATTCAATGCTCCAAACGGGTATTTTGATGATTGTGTTATGTCACTTATGTTAGCAAATGAATCACGTACCAAATCTGTAGTTAAAAAATCTGGTATCTACATTGGTGGCCCTAAACAAGAACAAAATAAAGTAAGCTGGGGAGGTAGGGGATTTTAACTTAAATTTGGCTCTTGTAACTTTTATTCGTATATTTATTATACGATGGAAGAAAAACAATGTAGTAAATGTAAGGAACTAAAGGCAGTTAATGAGTTTAGTACCCATAAAGCAACCAAAGATGGTTTAAATAGTGTTTGTAAACCCTGTAAACGTAAAGTTACAACACTATACAGAGATAATAATAGAGAGAAAGTAAGAGAACAATGGAATAAACATTATACTCTTACTAAAAAGAAATCTAAACCTATAACCCCTCTACCTTCAAATACCCCAATTACAAGACGGATAGGAGTTATATTATGTAGTAAATCAAAACAAGATTACGCTTGTAGTGTTAGAGAAATGTATGATTTATCTGTATCATTCAAAGCACGTGCTATGTTTATGGATTTAGCTTATGATGAGTGGTATGTTAATACCTCAAAATATGGTTTTATGTCCCCTGATAAGGTAATTGAACCTTATGATAGTTGGTATATTCGTAAAACCCATAAAACTCAACAACTAAAAGATAATAATAATATTCTAACCCCTGAAATGAAAAATGATTGGTTAGAGTTAGTTAAATCTCAGTTCCCAGACAAAGATAGTATTGAGTTACATTGCCATTTATCTAAGGATTATTACACACATTTAAGTAAAATATTTCCCCATA